CGGTTCTGGCCCCGGTGCTGATGTTTGGCAGCAACCCGCCAACGCGAGCAATTTCGCCGCTAAGGCGTTGCATTTCTCGGTTGAAATCGGCGGTAGCACGGATAGATTCGATGCTGCCGACGCTGTATGTTCGTAGGTTTCTGGTGTAAGACGCAAGAGCCGCATCGGCTTCGCGAGATATATTCGCCGCCCCCGCAGTGTTTAGTTGCCTCCCCGCGCGTCCGGTGATTCCAGAAACACGAGTTTGGGCTTGCTGCAACGCCTTTTCAATAGAAGCAAGATTGCTCGCTTGTTGTTTTGCAGCGGACGCTTCCATCGCTGCCGTCTTAGCGGCCTGTCTTTCAGTCTCCTTAAGCGCCTTTGCTTTTTCTTTTTGGAGGTTTACGGTTGTTTTCACGCTTTCTTCTAATTGCCGAAGCGTATTCTTATATCGTTCGGTAGACGCATTCAAATCGCGTTGAGACGCCGAAACATTGCTGATGATTCGGTTGTGGCGCTCAAATTCACGGTTAACCCTATTTTGAAGGTCCGAACGAACCCCGCTATCCAACGTATACTTGTTCATCATGCGATTAAATTTTTCGTATTGTTGCGCCGCCTTTTCAATGCGCGCTTCCATCTTAGCGAGCGCACGTTCCGCCTTTGCTGTTTCGTCGGCTGCTTTCCGGGTGCCTTCGGATTGCTTCTTCGCCGCCGCACCGATGTTTCCGACCGACTTCTCTACCGCACCAGCCTTCGACGCAAGCGCGTCCAAAGCCTTGATCGCAGCAGCAACCGACTTCGTATCAACCTTAACTGTAAGATTAGCAACTGAATCCGACAAACCTACCCCCGTCTAGAAACCCGTTTTGGCGTGGGCGTTGGGTCAGATTTCTTTGCGGCTTCCCTCGCGGCCCGTGCCGCTTTAGCCAAATCAGCCTGGGTGTTGAGGAAAGCGGTGTCTATAACTTTTATAGCGCGTATCTCGTAGGGAAGCAATACGCGCCCCGTCAAATGCAAGTAGGCTTGCATCTCCAGATAACTGATGGGGTTGGCAGAAAAGCCGTTTGAACTTCGTGTGCTTTGAAGGTCGAAGAAACTAGACCACGCAAACGAATATTCTTCCGGCATAGGCGGAATGTCGAGACGGTTTTCTAATTCTGCTTTTTGTTGCCGAGAAGCAGGGTCAGTTCTGCGTGCAAGATGAGTTAAGGCACGAGCGACGCTATCCGCTTCGCTCGTGCCATCCTCTTTCTTAGTGTATAGCGCGAAATACCTTTCCGCGTGTTCCTTTAGAAGTTCAAGACCGTCCTCATAGAAACGTGGCGCGGTCGTCTAGGGCTTCACTGACCTGCTCCTTGATCCAAGCGAAGCGGGCATCGGTGTAGATGGTGCGGGCCGCAGTCTCAGACAGCGGGGCCGCAATCGCCTTGCCATCCGGGGTGACTAGATGCCATTCCTTCGTAGCGGCCACTAGGGTCTCAGCACGCTCCGCCTCAAGCTCATCCGCCGTCAGCGTGACACGTCCACGCATCTTGAGGCGCTTGTTGAGCGCGGCCTTCTGCACCTTCTGAACTTCCGGGCTGTCAAGGCTGACAACAGAAATAAAAGCCTCCTTGCCGTTTTCATCGCGGAGGGGCTGACGTGTCTTGGGGTGGAGTAGGATAACCGGAACAGCGTTTGAAACGTCAAGCGCGAGGGCGTCAAGTGACATGGTGGCGAAAGACCTCCTGGGTCAAATAAGAAAGGAAGTTTGAATGTTTTGGTTGAGTGCCTTAGAAAAGTCAAGACAAAAAAAGAGGCGCCTTGCGGCGCCTCTCTTTTTTAATCTCTAGGTGAATTAGGCGTTGCCGCGCTGCACCACCATAGCAGACGTGCCCTGCGCCGTGTTGGTGGATAGCGGCTTCAGCGCCACGAAAGGCATGGTGACAGTGATGCCGGTATCGGGGCTATCATCCACGTCGCCGCCGCTATACTTGATGCGAGGCAGGATGACGTTGATGAATTGCGTCGTGCTATCGAGCGTATCCTGATTCTGTAGGCGTAGGATCAGCGTCGATTCGGTCTCAGACACGAACTTGTCGTGCATCGCGGCATTGGTGAATAGAACCGTGATGGTGCCGCTGATATCCGCAAAGCGGCCAAATAGCAGGTCCGGGGTTAGGTTGGTGCCAACCACCTGCGGCCCCGCCATGTTGTTGTTGACCGTGATTTCGGCGGCAGTCACGAGGCCGAGAACAGAGCCACCTTCATACAACTCGCCATTCACCGCAGCGAACGGCGTGGTTTGAGGCGCAGTAGAATATGTGGACGCAATCGTGCTGCCAAAACCCGTGCCGTTTTGACCAATCACGCTGAAGGTCACACCAACAAGGCCAGATGCCGGGACGGAAATCGTCATCTGGTTGAAACGGACGCCCTTGAACTGCTGATATAGGTTGCGGTCGGACAACCAACGCTCGATGGTGAAGGAGCGATAAGTTGTGCCAACGCCAACCTTGCGGCCTGCGACCGCGATGGTGGCAGAAGCAGTAGCCGTGGTGCCGATGGTGCCGGGTTCAACCTCGATGGTGGAAACGCCAACGCTGAGCGCCGTGAAATAGCGATCCGTTAGACCAGTGATTGCGGGAGTGGCGGAGACAGAGAACACTTCACCAACTCGGAAACCAGCGGTCGGGAAGTTTGCAGAACCGCAAGTGATTCGATTGGTGGCAGAGTTGACCGAGATGCTGCTAAAAGGCGCGGAAGAACCCGTCGCCCAAGTGCCGCCTAAGATGGCTTCGATGAAGTCATCCCAGGACTGCTGCGAAAGCTCGCCAACGATGTCACCGGAGACGGAACGATAGCCGTGGCGCACGTCCTGGCGCATACGGTCAGAGCGACGCTCCTCGGACTGATAAGCCTCCTTCTGTAGATTGACAGAGAAGGACACGTCGCGAACGCGCTGAAAAGTGGAACTGACGGGGGTGGACCCGAAAACTGCTTCCGCTACATAGCCGATTTCTGTAAGGCCACCAACTGCAATAGTGCCGCTCATAATTTTCTCCTAGCGATTAAGGCGGCAATCTTATTCGCCGCAAAAAGTCAATGCGCTACCACCTATAATCCAACAAAACGGGCTAAGTCAATGTAACGCCCTTACGTGGTGGGCACGTAGGAGAACCAAGGAACGGTGAGACGGATACGCCAAAATGGCCCTTCACGGTCTGCTACGACCATGCTGGGCGTCGCTTCAATGTTCACGGAGATGCCGCTATTCGTCAGCACCAATCCACGGCTAAAGTGCTGCCTGATCCGCTCCGCCAAAGTCGAAGCCGTATTCGGGCCTTGGTCCTGTGGCGCGTAGATATCCAACTGATAGAGGCCGCTCTCAAAGTCCATGGCGCTTTTGTGATTCGCTGCCGCGCGTGTTGCCCCCGGTAGGAAATTGACTCGGATATGAGTTTCATTGGTCTTGGGCGTGAAGGCGATGTTTTCCCACGCCACACTAGGAAGCGCAGATAGTGAATTGAGGCGAGCGTTGAGGGCATTACGAATAGCGAGTAGGCTCATCGGACTGTCCTCGAAACTCGTGCGGCGTTGGAGACGAGTGACGGCCACGCCTTTGCGTTGACGTGCATCATGCCGTACGGCGCTTGGAAAGAGATTTTGCCTGAAGGGAGCGTTTTATTCGGATTGGCAAACTCGTATCCGCCAAATTCGAGTTTGCCGATATACTCAACCGTATTGACTAGATACAGCGTTGTGTGGGTGCGGGGGGAGTAAGTGGCATAGACCAGTCCCACATCCCGCGAAGTCGATTGCCCTGAGGGGTCTAGCCGTCCTGTTGGTGATACTAGGTTCGGGTTGAACCCTGCTACCCATCCGCCACGTGCGCGACCAATGGTCTCCGGGTCATGCCAAGGGGGCCGAGAAGGCCCCGCAGGTCCGCTCGGCAAATCAATCGGCGTCCCCATAACGATATTCGACGCGAGTTTCGTCGCTGCGCCAGATACCGTTTTCGCAAGGCGCCGTTCAGTCCTTTGAGCAAATTTGGCAACTTGCTCAGCGAATGTCATCGTTGTGCAATCACGCGATACATGACGACCACGCCACTTTCAGGGATTGGCTGCACCCGCGTAATCTTGTAAGGCAGAGCCGTAGTCGGCGGGGAGCCGATTGTCATGCCGGGTTGTGGGGCGAAGGTCAAACCACTTGCAGTCAGGTAGACTTCAATCTCTGCCGTCTCCGCCAATTCAGGAACGTCGAACTGGCTATCCCGCGAAAACGACTTGCCCCGGATGTCTTGTGTCGCCGTGCTTGTGGTGACAGAACCCGTGGACGGGTTATAGACCTGATCGCCTCGCTTTGTGACGCGAAACACGTCACCATACTTCTGAAGAAGCCGAAGTCCTGCGCCGTCGCGTAGCCGTTCAAAAAGTGATGTGGTCATGTGCGTATGATACGTGGGAACCCGAGTGAAGTGACGATAGGCGTCAGGATAAACTCAATATCGCGATAGATTGGAATGGTCCGTGCGTTCTGCGCATACTTTACACGGATGGGGCCGATCTGTTCTTCTAGGACCGAATCACTTCGAGTCAAATCCGGTATTAGATTGTCCCCACTTCGAGACCGCAGCGCCAAAGCGCATACCGCGTCTTTGACTTCCTTGGGGATTTCGCTTTCCTCCACGGTCCAACCATCGCGGCGGACAGCGTAAGCGCGAGGCCAGGAAAGGGCCTGTTCCTCGGTGCGCTTAACGCCAATCCATCGGCTGTAGTATGCACCTTCAAGATAACGCATCGCCTTCATGATGTCGCTATCCGCAGACACGGGAGGGGCGAGGCCATACAAGCGGGCATACGCGGCAACGTCCTGCCCCGTCACATACGTCTGAGAATCAACCTTAGCTGATCCATCCTCAAGAATAAGTGCCATGCCTATAGGCCCCCTCGAATGGATGCCTTATATCAAATAGTCTTGGACTTTAGAAAGGCATCCCGTTCCGCAAGCCACACCGCATCCGCTTCGGGCGAAATGGCGTTGCCCATCCAAGGACCGCCTAGCGTATAGTGTGCGATCTTGGCGGTTGCAATGTCGTGGCCGGGTTCGCCAATCAAGGCATTCCACTCTGGCGCCAGGGCGCCAATGTGATTCTCCTTATCCGCAATCCAGCAGAAACTATGCAAGTCTCGGCCAGGAACAGAATTGATAACGCGGATATCCAAAGCGTCATTGGCGAAGTGATTGCAGTTGAACGCCATCACGGACGACCAATTCTTGAAGTTGTAGTGCGTCTGCACTTGCCCGTCCATTTTCAGCATTGAGGACGGGGTGTAATTGTGCTTGACGCACATAACCGCATACTTGCTGTCAAGCGAGTTGAACAGATTGGCGATGTCATCCAAGAACAACACGTCGCAATCGACAAACAACGCCCAGCCCGAGTATCCATATTTGGCCCGGTGCAGAACAGGAGTAAGAAACCGGGAAATGGCAAATTCCGTGGCTTGGGGTGCGTCTGAAATCGTATCCCATAGCCTCCCATCGCGCGTCTCAGTCTTGCGCCACATCAAACCCTTGTCGCGCATCTCGTCAATCTTGATCGGGACAACGGTGGCCGGGATCGAAGCGCGGCGCCTCAGGCTGAACTCCGCAACTTCGTAGGCTTCCTCTTCTCGGCTGTCATAACCCATGTAGACAGTGACCATGGCTTTAATCCCACGCTAGGATGAAATCATCAACAACGCGGTTTACAGGCTTCGCACCCCAAGAAATAAGCAACTCCACCGCGTCATATTGTCCCCACTCAAAACCATCCCAAGGCTTCTGCTCAACGCAGATGATCGGCTTGAACTTGCGGATTGTTTCTTCCGCACCCTTGATGACCTGATACTCATAGCCTTCTACGTCAATCTTGAGCGCGTCTAGGCAATCAAGATTTTCGCTATCAAGGGTGATGACTTCGACCGGGTAATGCTCCGCTTCGCTCGCCCACTTCGCCTTGTCAGAAGACGCAACCCGCGTTCCCGATGTGGTGTCGGGCTTATATTCGATGATGACCTCTCCCTTCTCAGCGCCAACTGCATAGGGGCGCAGTTCCACGTTCTTGGTGGGGCGAGAAGGATGATTGATGGTGTTCAGCATAAAGCACTTCTGATTGACCTTGATCGGTTCATAGCCAACCACGCGGTCAAACGCCTTGCTGAAGTGCAGGGACCAAAGCCCAACATTCGCCCCAACGTCTGCCACCAATCGTCGTCGGTTTGGCGGGACGAAATTCACAAAAGCGGCGAGGGTATGAAGCTGGTAACTCCCTTCGCCGGTCGCACTCTTGCGTGCAGATTGGTTGAGGAAAGGCAGCAGATGTTCTTCGGTGCTTGGAATCCAAACACCGGCAACAAACTTGATATCAGACATTATGCTTGCACCGTTACGTCGGTTGGGTAGGAAGCGCCACTGTCTTTGCGGTCGCCCTTCAGATGGTCGATATACTCACGCCAAACAGAATTGACGATGGGGTGGGACGTTCCAAATGATAGGTCGTCACCCAAGTTCACGGCACGGATGTTACCTTCCTTCATGCCCCCAGCAATCAGCGCATCTAGCACATGGCAATCCGTCCAGGCAGGCAGGCGATAGACCTGATCCTCAACATAGACTTGCCAGAAGATACGAAGCAGCCCGCGCACGGTGACGTTGCCGCCAAGGCGGAACATCAGAACACCGGCTTCGGTGTGATTGCCATTACGGGGGAAGTGCCCCACATGCGCCCAAATCGGGAAGCGGTCGCCCAAGAAGTCATGGGGAATAGGCTTCTTGAACAAGGTATCGCCATCGAACCAAATCAACACTTCCGGCTTTTGGTCCACCTCAAGAAAGTCAATCTTGTTCGCTGCCGCAGCGAGCGTCGCCGGTTTGTGCGAGAACCGCACCGCGTCAAACCTGTAGTCATAATACTTGCCGAACTTGCCGTGACAGACCGGGGAATTGTGCCGAAGCTCGAAATCCACCTGAGACGGCATTTCTTCATCCAGCATAAAGAAATGCACCAAATCAGTTTCAGGCGTATCGTGTAGAAGAAGCGAGTCCGAATAGACCCACAACTGACAATCCGGGATAGGGTTTTCCATGAAAGACGCAATCATGTTGCGCCCATACTTTTCGTATCCGTCTTGGCTAAAAGACGTTACCGCTACATACTTCACAAGTCGTCCTTCTTGATCGGTTTTACAGGTCGTGTTCTTCTTGGGCGTCGCTTTCTGCAACATCCACTACGGGTTCTTCCTCCGCCGTTGCCACTTCTTCAATGGCAGTGACAGAGGATCGCACGCGGCTGACCAACTCTCGAAACTGGAGAAGATGATGAGCCTCTTCGCACAGAGCGTTCAGGGCGAACGCATCAACGGATACGCGCATCACAGAACCTCATCTTCCAAAGTCTTTGGTTTGCGGCCCGGCTTGTTGCGGACCTTTACGGTCTGACTACCGCCGATCACAGGCACTTCACGTTCCTCAATCTCGGGGGTCGGAGGTGCGTCTACGGGATCAAGAACCGCGCTCGTATACTCTTTCTCATCCGCGTATGTGGTTGTGATCTCGGCGCCAGACCGCGCCTCAAAAGCGCGCTGGGGGTCAGCATACGCAGGCGAAGATGGCTTGTGCTTGCGCGCTTCCTCGATACGCTCCTGTTCGCGTTCTAGAGCGACAAGAGCATCTGGTGCCGAACCACCACGCATGGAGACAATCGACCAATCAGACCACTGACTGATATTGTCCGCATACTTCGTCTGATTGACGATTTTAAGCTGCCCTGTTCGCTTGTTGCGAAGTTTGACAGTAGGTAACTGCATCCTACTTACTCCCGACCATAAATGCTCTTGACTGTGCCTGGAATCCAAACCTGCATCACGACGCGATTTGGCTCGTGCCGGTGCATCATGATGATCTTGTTTTCCTGCGCCAAATCGCGTGCTTCACCAACAGTAAATGGCGACATGGGGTATGTGCGCCACATCAAAGGGGCAACATGCCGGGGGCGCTCGCCAATGTCAATCCATTGCTTCAGTGGGATAGTCATGTTCCATATTCCTCGATCACTGACACGTTCGTTGCTCGCTTGACCTTGCATGGATCGCAAATGCGATTATGCGACCCGACACTATCAAAGAGTCGGGAACAAGACAAACAGGTTTTTGTAATTTTTGGTTTTATTTCTAAGGAAAACGCATCCAACTCCCATTTAATTCTCACATGGTCCGCGTCCCTGTTCAGGGCTTTGGCAATGTCCGTTAGGCTGAACCCCGCCGCCTTCCAATCACGGGCTTGGCGTAAGTCACGTTCAGTCCAGAATCCAATCTCAGGCGCGGGTTTATTGTGCCGCGCCATTGTTCTGACTAATCAGCTTCATAAAGTTGCATGTTCTCAAAAAGCGCATTTGGCGCAGGCCGCGATAAGAAGTTGATGCTATGTTCCGTTTCGGCCTCTGTGTCAAGAGAAAATGCTTCTACCCATTCCTGGCAGATTTTGCTTCTCACAATGTCGCTTGGCCTGAAGGTGCAGATTGACACTTCGATCCTGTTCTTCTGCGCCATGGCAACAAGCCGCTCAAGCCCCGAGTTTCTGATATCAACCTGTTGTGGATCGCCTGAAATGATTGCTTTGCAATCACCGAGGCGGGTTACAAAAAGCCGCAACTGTTCAATGGTGCAGTTCTGCGCCTCATCTAGAAGCACAATCGTATCTTCACCAAACGTGCGCCCACGCATGAACTGAAAAGGGGCAAACTCCACAATGCCTTTGCGGAGCCATTCTTGAGCGCGCACCTTGCCGACAAGGCGCTCAATCACATCGAGAATAGGGATGGCCCAAGGCGTGAACTTCATGTTCAAGTCGCCAGGGAGAAAACCGATATTCTCGCTCTTATCAGAAGAAATCATGGGCCGTGCCACAATGAACTTCTTGCAGCGTTCTTCGATGATTTCCTTCACCGCATAGTGGGTGGCTATGTATGTCTTGCCCGCGCCAGCAGGGCCGAGGGCAAATATTTGCTGAAATTTTTGAATACCAGAGAGATACCGCGATTGGGAAAGGTTCTTGGCGGTAAGTGGTGGAAGCGATGCTTCCGATTGGGTTGCAGTGGTTTTAGGTTTCGTCTTTGTGACCTTGCGGGCTTGACGTTTCTCAGCCTTTGTCGGTCGGGGAACTGCCACGTATTGCCTCCTTGGCAGGGTTGCACCAAGGAGGGCAATAGCGTGGTGGGGGAGGGTTTAGCAACGCCTTGACTTAGGTGCGGGGCCAATAGATGATCGTTGGCCCTCGGTCAATATGGGTCCGATTCCATACGTGCCAGACGTAATTGTGGATAGGCTGGGCCTTTCTTTCCTCCGACCACCAAGGGCGAAACCGCATCCTGATTTGGCGCGTATAGAGCGGAGAATCAAAGAACCGCGCCCGTGACGACGCCAAATCCCAATTTGCCCGCATCAAAAAACAGGCGCCATAGACCTTTCTCGATTGGATATGCTTGATGGCCGTTTCAACAAATCGGTCCACAATCTTGCGGTCATACGGGGGATTGGTGACGATCCAGTTTGTGTGTCCTATATCCGCGAAGGCGTCCTGCATACCGTAAAGAAACTTGAAATCCTTCTCTGCGAAACGGCGCAGAATACCACTACCGTTCGGGGCACAAATATCCGTAATCCCGTCGCACAAGCTAATGGACTCTACAAGCGCGTCCACACATCGAGGGTCGATGGTCTGATAATCGTCATTCTCTTTGCGTGCGTATCCGCTATGCACGTAGGGCACTTTAGTCATTGTATGCTATTTCCCTTATGATCTTTCGGCGTATTGCCAAAGCAAAGTCATCCCAGCCTTCCGAGATAACCGCGAAGCCATCTTCGGTTACGGTGTGGTCGCGCAAGAATGCTTCAATTTCAGCATTGAAGCCAACGCCAATCGCGTTCACCGTGATTTGGGCCTTCTGCGCCCTATCGCGTGCTTCCTGTGTCGGGATTTGGCTGGCGATGCCGTCCGTGGATATGTCGATAACCTTGCGCTCAGG